TGGGCGTAAGAATTCGTCGACCAATGCATGAAATGAGCAACCGTGCTGCTATGCAGCAAAGCACTTGCAAATTCTGCCATTTCTTCGTTCATTTGCTTAATATCTCACAAAGGTCTAGGTACGTCAATGGGCCACAATCCATTGTCGCATAATTTTTTGACCGTCCGTTCATGGGCGGCTTGCCATAAAGCCTGGCGTTCGTTCTTGGTCAAACTTGCGCCTTGATCTAGGTCAAAGTGACACCTAAAACATAGTCTGGCTATCAAATCGTCCGACGCTTTAATGCCCCGTCCTTTGCCGCCACCCCAGTTTGTATGCGCTGCAACCACAGTCCCATCATCCTGCCCGCAATGCTGGCATGGTAAGGCGCGGGCGGCTTTTAACAGTTTTTTGCTTCTCACATAGGATTGTTTCAAGCGTCCAAAATCGGTGTTCGTTTCCACATTCATATCGTCTTTTTCTTGTGTTGTCATCTTTTACTATTGTCTGTTTTACAAAAGTCCATGCGCCGCATACAGGGCATTTCATACGTCAATTCCTTTATTAGTTGCCCAGGCAATTAAAAATTCTATGAACTCGCTTGAGTCTTCTACCGTAAATTTGTGCGACTGTAGGCCAAGCTGCACCACCCGTTCACATCTAGGCTTGGGGCGACTTTCCCAATTTTGCGACCAGTTTCATGCGCCCATTGGTCAATCAACAGCCGTTTCCAATCGTCGGCAGTCCATGTTGACCCTGCTTCGCTCATTTTTTGAGCAATTTGGGCAATGATGGAATGAAACATATCGTTTTGCTCGGTGCTGCGCCTACTTTGTTTAATTTTCAAGCGCATTTTTTTACCAAGCGCAAGCGATTCCTTTACTTTTGGCCATAGGTCTTTCATCACCGTCGTGGCTTGGGTAGGGCTATACAGATGAACTATCACTCATCATCCTTATCAAGTTTTGCGCGGCTTCTACCGAGTCAATCAAGGCAACTGTCCCACCTTGCCAGCCCATCAAAAACGCGCTTTGCTTAACGTTAAGCCCTTTTTTACCGTATGAGGTAATCGGGTCTTTGACTTCGACTAAGGCCGTTTTCCCCGCGTAGCCTACCAACAGGTCTACCGGCAGCTTTAGAACAAATACAGAGGCTCCTGATGCCCTTAGTGCGGCAACTATCTCGGCCTGATTCCCGTCAACTCTAGCTGCGTGGCGCATTCATCTGCTCCAAAACATGGGCTTTTATGCCCTTAAACAAATCTTCTTCATCCATCCGCTTGACTTCAGCCCATGCCCACTCTTTCCAGGCAGGCAGGCGACATAGCCGCACATATTCCGCAAAAGTTGCCCTGCGGATTTTTTCGTAGTCAAACACTGTTTTTCACCTTTGAAATAAGTTCGGCAATGCGGCGCTTGTTGGTCGCCATCTGTTCGGCAGTCAAATCGTTCCCCAATCGCAAAACAGGCGGCTCAACATAGCTGCGGCGCAATAGGGCCATCCATTGCGGCAGACTTGGCGGTTCTTCTGGCAAGTTCTCCAAAGCCCGTTTAATGGTAGCTGCGCTGGTTCCCGCCATCTTTTCCGACCAATGGTTCATTGCGTTCACCACGCCAGCGTCAGACCCATCAGGCAGCACCTGTCCCGTCTTCCATTGGTTCATAAAGCGCGTGCCGTAGTTGCCCTGCATCGTGGCAAAGATGCGCTGAATCCAGCCATCAGATAATTTGGAGTGCATTGAAGTGCCTTTCGTCACCAAAGATGGCCCTGGCTGCGCCCATGTTCTTGTCTTGCTGTGATGGCTGAGATTGCATCCATTCGGCCTTAAAACCCGTCCAGCCACGCGCACAGCAAATTGATAACGCTGTCTCTAGGCTTATCGCAGCTTTGTCCGCTTCGCGCTGTATGCCGTCAAGGGCTGTTTGGGTGACCGCCGCCTTTTTTGCTTTTCTCAGCTTTAACCAATCTTGCCAAACAGAATCCGTCACGCCGACAGGCGGGGCGACTGTATTTGTATTATTTGGTTTATGGTTATTGGTTATTGGTTCTTGGTTATTGGTTGGTTGAACGTCCGTTGAACGGGCGTTGCTCCTCCGTTCAGCAGATGCTCTACCGGCCTTGGATGCTTGCTCAATTTTCCCCTTGAAATGAGCAATTTCCTTGTCTGCGCGAGTGTTAATCCAACCGTCTTCAGTCAGCTTGAAAAACTCATCAAGAACAATTTTGACTTCTTGTTCATAGTCCCGCAATCCTATCTGCCGTGCAACGGACGTTAAACCGCTGTTCAACGGGCGTTCACTCAAATAGTAAGCATCCAGCAAGCGCCGATATGCTATGTCTTCAATTGGGGAAAGATGCCGTGTATGGCTGACGTAATCACCAATGTTGAATTGGTAGTAGTGCATTTTTTAACCTTACGTTCTCGGTTTGCGTTACTGAAAAGAACATCGGCAGGACGGTAACGAATCGTCTTTTCCCCCGCTAAAGGTAGCCGTGCCCAAATATTACACCAAAAACCACTCAGGCCGCATGGCTTTAAGTTGCCATAACCTTGCCTTGGGTAACGTTATCCATTGACTAACTGCCGATCTGCTAACGCCCAGGATTGTCGCTAATGCGCTTGCCGAGCCAGCCAGCTTGATTGCTTCTCTTTTGTCCATCCTTGCATTGTAAGCTAGCTAAACAACTTTTAAGCATTAGGGTTTGCCCTGTAGCATTTCGCAACTTTATTTGCTTAAATAGTGTTAAGCCTGCTTAATTCTGCGCTATGATGAGGCTATCGCAACAACGCGATGTTTTGACCCTAGAAAGGTTTTTATGAACGAAGAAACACAAAGCAAAAATCAATGTCAAATTAAGTTGACTGAACAAGATTACCAATCTTTAGCCCGCGCAATGCAATGGCCTGAAGACTTGGCGCAATGGGATAAAGACCATGACACCACACCAACCAACATGGCGATGTTATTGGGTGCTTGGACTGTTTTGTAAGGAGCATCAACATGACTAAACACGATTGGGACGCAATCATCGTTATCGTAAGCGTAGCGGTTATCAGCTACACCATCGGCTACTTTGTCGGAGGCGGCATATGAGCGAAGTTCAGTTCACATACGAAGGCGCAGTCTTTGACATTGAATATGACGTCAGTCGCCTGGATGAGCCTACCGAAACATGGATAAGCATTTGGTCTATCAAGCACCAAGGCGTTGAATTCCTCGACATCTTGAGCAAAGACTTGCTGAAGTGGATTGAAGAACAACTTAACAACAAACTGTTAGGGGACTAAATGCCTACCTTACACACTTTTATGGAAGTCGAGTGGGACTTAAAGGCAAACGGCGAATTTGCCACGCTGTTGGTTGCTTATGAGAAAAGCAGCATTGATGGCACTGTAACTATTTATTCAGTCATACAAGACGGGCTTGAATGGATTGACTACCTTAACGGACGCACTCGCGCTTACATCACCAAATACATCTCTGAAAGGCTTAACAAATGAAAACAATTGCTCGTGCTGATGCCATCATCAAACAATGCGATGAGGCGGCCATAAATTACAGCGTTGACCGTGTAGACCGGCTAGCTTACGAAGTTGGATGCTTGCGGGCCAACATTCGTGAATTGTGCGCTGAAGCTGAATTTGTCAGAGAAGAATTAATGCAAGTTCAAGCCGAATTGATGTGGGAGCGCAAATGAAATATCTACTCTGCCTTGCGCTAGTTGGATGTTCTAGCGCACCACAAGTTGCACCACAAAGCGCATCTCCAAGCGCACCACAAATCACTGAGCAGCACTTAGTAATGGATAAAGAAATCCAACCAATGGGACGGTTTGAAGTAATTGACGCAATAAAACAATGTGAAACATCCGGTTTGCGGGCAATCACTATTTTTGGCAAGCGCAAGATCAATGGCTACACCGCTGAAACCATTGTTGAAGTGACTTGCGGACCAAAGTACCTGTGATGGTCACTAGCAATGACTACAAAGAAATTATTGAACATTGCAATTCCAAAATAGACCCAAAAGGCTTTTTGGAACTGTACGTTTGGTATTTATGTCAACAACTGGAGCACAAAGATGAACGAATTGACTGGCTTAAAGAACAAATCAAGCGAACGTGATGACTACGAATGCCCTGAGTGCGGGCGTGACTGTGGCGACTTAACCCGTCACACCGTGGATGACGTAAACGTGCTTTGGTATTTTACTTGTGAACATTGTGGAATTGATTTTGGAGGTGATTTGTGATTGATGAACTAAAAGCAAAATTAAAAAAAGCCTACAGTGATTTGGACAAATCAAACGCTAATGTAATAAATGCAATCGGAAGTCAACGCCGCCAAGAATTTTCATCAGAAGAATGTTTAGCCAATTCGGAAAAAGCTAGAAATGAGTGGAGCAAAACAAATAAAGAAGTTCAAAGCATTCGAGAACAACTTAGAAACTTAGGAATACGCATATGAAAAACATTGCATCGGCGTTAGTACGCGCCCAGCGCGGATTTGCACCGGCGTTAAAAACGTCTACAAACCCGCATTTTCGGTCTAAGTACGTTGACCTTGCCGGTTGCATTGAAGCGGTTGTAGATGCCTTAAACAGCGCAGGAATCGCTCTTATTCAGCGCACTAGCGAAAACAGCACCGGCGTGACTGTGGAAACGGTGTTTGTCCACGAATCAGGCGAAACGTTGGAGTGCGGCAAGCTGCACGTCCCTGCCAGCAAACAAGACGCGCAAGGGTATGGCTCGGCGTTGACATACGCCAGGCGCTACAGCTTGATGGCGGCTTGCGGCATAGCGCCCGAGGACGATGATGGCAATGCGGCATCTAGAACGCCAGCGCCAAAAGTATCGGCCACCAAGACTGACCTGGTTCCACCCAATCGCATGAACATCATTGCGGATGTGGCGGCGGCCATTGGGGAGCGCATGAGCGCAAATGACCTTATTGGTGCGGTTGAGGAATACCAAGGCATCACCGATGTGGAAGAAAAAATGACGCTATGGGGAATGCTTGACAGCAAGACTCGTAGCGCAATCAAAAAACAAGCAGAACTTTTAAAGGGTTAATCATGGCAGTTGTATACGACATCACGGTAGTAGATGGCACTTATCAAAACAACAAAGGCGAGACTAAAAAGTCTTATCAGCGCATTGGCGTGGTCATTGAAACCAAAGCAGGCTTGATGATGAAGATGCGCTCGGTTCCCATTATTGAGGGTGGCTGGAATGGCATGGCATACCTTAACCCGCCGCGCCCTAAAGATGGATTCCCTAAAGATGACGGGTTTCCTAAAGACAACGAAGACGATATTCCTTTTTAATCATGGAACATATCCGCGCTCGAAACTTTGATCCGCTGACCAGCTGGATGGCGGCAGAGTCTGCTAAAGACCTTGCCAAGCGCCATGCTGAGTTAATCCTAAAGACTTTGAGAGAACAAGGCCCACTAGGTAAAGATGGCATTGCTATTTTTGCAATGCTTGACGGTAATCAGATCGCTAGGCGTTTGCCAGAAATGGAACGCGATGGATTGATTGAGTTAACAGGAAAAACAGTCAAATCATTAGCTAACCGGTCTGAACGGGAATGGTGTGTAAAGCCATGAGACTAATAGAAACCATTTTTGCCTTGATTGGCTTAAGTTTTACCGTTATAGCGGTATTCTTTTACATCGGTTATGCAACCTATTGCCCACCATGCAAAAGTGTGCTGGCCGTTTTTACGGAGAAATGCAAATGAAAGAAGAAAATACATTTATCAATTCAACATTGATAAAAGAAAAAATAAGATTAGTTGGTTGGTATTGGGGAACTACTAAATTACATAATTTCAAAAATGTAAGCCAATGGTTTTACGATGATGAAAAATTTGAGCATATTTACAAAAATTTGGGCGTAATGTGTATGGATAACTTTGGCGATTTATTTTTAGTTGGGGAAATGCCAAATGAACAATGACCAAACATGGATTGACCCCACATGGATGCAAAAGACCGGCGGCTTTGCTAAGGACATGACTATGCGTGACTACTACGCTGGAAAGGCTGTTGAGTACGTTAGCTGGAACATCAATACGTTTGAGCTTTCTGCCGAAAGGTGCTACGCCATGGCAGACGCAATGCTGAAAGCGAGGGAGGCGAAATGACTTACACGCTATACCAACCACCCAAACCTTTAGGTTATTGGGTGTTGTATGCAGAAAAAAATTGGGGTACAACTTTTCCCATGTACCACAAGCCATCATGGATACAACGCTGGTTTACCAACAAGCTGCTGGGCTGGACATGGAGGGATGAGGAATGAGCCAAGACGATGACACTGACGCTGGTGGTGATTTCTTCATAGACCTGATGAAGACCATCATTGCCATCTTTTGCTTTGTGATGTTTGTCTCAGTGATATGCAGCGTTGTATGGGGATTGTTGATATGAAAACACCTGAAGACGAAGCGTTCGAGGACATCGAGCGCAGACAAGGCGGCTTCCAATCCAAGCGGAAAATGGTTGCAGACAAGTTGCAGGAGCCTGTAGGAATGCTGCACATTGACCGGCTAGACAAATGGCTTGATGCCAGTTTGAAAGAGCGCAAACAGCGCGAATGGGTAGGTATTACACCAGAAAACATACTGGCCTTGTTTGACGAACACAATCTTTACGGAAGCAAGCTGGTTGAGTTTGCCAGAGCCGTCGAAGCCAAACTCAAGGACAAGAACAATAAAACGTGAAATTTTACGCAAGCATTGATTCTGCTGCGGTCTGCACCTGGTCTATGCGGGCCAGCCAACCTTTTAGAAATTTCTGTTGGGTTGGGCTAGTGGCGAGGCCATTGTAAAAACGCTGCTTTTGGTTTGCAAAGCTATCAAGTATTTTTTGCGGGTCAGAAGCAGCAACCTTGCCCAAAGTGCCCGAGCCAATAACACCGTCATCCACGGCCCCTACAGCCCGCTGGAGGAACTTTGCAGCGCGGCTAGTACCAGCGTTTACCGCAAAGTCAAAAACGGCGTAATCGACGCCTGCTGGAAGGTCATCGCCCTTGACCTTGTCCCAATACATGGCGCGATAAAAAGGCTTGACCGTCTCCTGCGTCAGCGCCTTCATTTCACCCGGTTGGATGGCGCGGCCAAGGTATGCGCCCCAAGCGCCGATGGTCACACCTAAATTGGTCTCGCCGCCACGGTCTGCCGGGTCGTTGACGTACCCGCCTTCGGACTGGATGACCTTGGCGAAGCAGGCGTCGAAGTTTTCTTTCATTTGAGGGCTTCCGCTTTTGCAAGCAGTTCGGTTTTTTCCTTGCTACCAGCAGACGAGCCAAAGTAGAAGTTGACCACTTGTTCGGCCTTTGCGGATAGGTAGCCAATCAAAGTTCCAGCCAGCACAGAATCCACAACGGCAAACCCGCCCAGCGTTGCAATCACCACACCAATGAACGCACTGACGATGAGGATTGCCAAAGAGGGCACAAGCATGGACTTGGTCGCGATCTGCATATCACGGGCAGACTTGCGGTCTTCCACGGTCAGCTTGGCAAAGTCAAGGTTCATGGATTGAGCCTGCTTCTTCAACTCCAGTTCAGCAAGCTGGATAGATGCCACCTGTTCGGCAGTCAGCTTGTTGCTGCTGATGATGCCCTGCACCTCATCAGGTTCGCATCCAATCGCTTTTGCCACAGCAGACACTGCCATACCAGCCAAGGGGCCACCCAATGCCGTAGCAATTGTTGGTGCAATAGTTTTAAGCCATTCCATTTGTTTCTCCTGCTTTGATTTCGTCCATATGTGAGCCAACCTTCAGACCGGACAACCATCCAATAAGTCCACCGACAATGGTCTGAAACGCGGGGCCGATGATTTCAAAAATCTTGGTGTTGTCCACTTCCTTGACGAATAGCCCGTGGACAAGCGCTCCGATGAGGACAACGACAACAGAGCAAAGGGTGGCGGTCACCATCATGGTCACCCAATAAATTAGTCTGTCTTTAGCATCCATCACTTTGCCCTTTCGTACAGCTTTTCTATTTTTGCTCTGATTTTTACAGTGTCCGCAACGCCTAAGACTTGCGCCAGATTCGCGTAAATGCGCTCCAGCTGCTCTTTAGTGCAGACTTGGCCTGAGTCATCCAGCCATTCAATAATTCTTTCATGTCGTTCCTTTGTGTCGTGATTGCTATACGCAATGTTTACGAAATCGCTGACGCTGCATTCGCGTTTGACGGTTGCGCCATAGACAAACGACAGCAAAATAAGGGGAATGAGCCATCTCATTTAGCATGGGCATTTAGCCTTTGCTGAACCAATTAAGAATCCAACCGCCCGCAGTAGATAAAGCGGAAACGATAGCCATACCCATCCAAAACCCGCCTTTAGATTGATTGGCAAGAGCGACCAACTTTTCAATAGACGCTTCTAGCTTGTCAATCTTGCTGTCCATTTGGTCAAAGCGGCGTTCATAGTCCTCGACCTTTTGCCAAAGAACGCCGTATTTCATTAAGTCAATTTCAGTAGCCATCATTGTCCTAAGTTTTGAATTTTGTTTGAGCCGGTTTGTTTGCCAAGCGCCGCAGCTTTTTGCATTTCTTTTTGGGCTTTTAACGCCTCTTTAGACAATGCTTTGCTTGCCATTCTTTCAGATACTTGAACACCCGCTTTGCCGCCAAGGTAGCCACCAACTACTGCGCCTGGGCCTTCTCCAATTGCACCGCCTATTGCTGCGCCTGCACCTGTGCCTAGCTTTCCTAAGTTGCCTTCAATGATGCCAACGCGCCTAGCTTGTAATCCTGCGCCTTCATAGCCATGAATGCCAGGCATTAGGTGACCAGCGTAGTTCAAAACATGAAACTTACGCACTTCATCAGGCGGGAATGTTTCTAATATTTTTTGACCAACAACCGAATTCATTACCTTATTGGCGCTGTTTTGATTCCATTCACCCATTTTTGACGCGCCAGCATTTTGAACTTCACGGGCCAAAGCACCATCAATCTCAGCCACTGCTGCGGTTGCTGCTTGACGTAACTCTTGCGGAACTGGCGGCATTCCTTCCGGTGCACCTCGAACGCGACCATTTGCCAATTCATTCAAAGTGTCTCGAATGTGTCGCCATTGATCTTTAGGCAAGTTGTTTAGCTTGGTTGGGATTTTTTCCAATGCCGTGGACGATGTAACAACACCGTTTGCATCCGTCTCACCAAACAAAGTCTTGATGCCTTTAGAGCCAAGAATGGTTTTTTCAACTTGATGAATTTTGTCGCCAAGTTTGTAAAGCGCAGGATCAGCAACTGATGCAATGTCTTGGTCAATTGCTTGGTTTACCTTTTGAATTGCCCGTGCGTTTTGCGGTGTCCATTCGGCATTCATAGCCTTACGAACAGCGTCATAAGCAGCAACAGAGCCAGGTGGATGCAGCACATCATTAGCGTCTTTGAATCCAACTGTCTTAGCTAGTTTTAAATATTCTTGAGCAGCAGATTGGACGCCTTCAACACCTTTGATTTTTAGGCCAGCAGCCCATTGCGGGTCTTTTAACAAGTCATCAATGTGTGATGTTGCAATTTGGTTGTTACCAACTTTTTTGAACGCTGAATCGTAAACTTGTTTTTTGGCTTGGTTTAAGTAGCCCGTGATGCTAGTCGGTGCTTCATCCGCAGCCGACATACCATGAAACACATCATTGATAGTTGTTCCACGTTGTTCGTCATTGATGAGCCGAGTAGACGCGCCGGTAGCGTTTACGCGATCTTCGGCAAACTTAGACAAGGCGTTTTGTTCATTGGCAATCTGTTGCTTAAATAGATTGCCTTCTGGCGTGTCCATCTTTGCTTTTGTGTACTCAGTCCGCAAAGTGTTTTCGTTGCCGGTAACAACGCCAGGCCGAACACCGGTTTCTGGTGCAACTTCTTGAACAATTTGCGAACGCAATCTTTGTTCAGCTACAGAAACATCGTTAGGAGTCTTGGATAATTTGACTTGCGGAAATTGTCCACGCACCGTTTCCTCGCCAGTAATTTTTCCAACAAAAGGATTGTTTGCTGCGGCGGCTGCGCCCGCACTTCCTTCTGGTGCTTGACGTGCCGCAAATTGGGCCTGTGCTTCTGCGGCGGTTAACTGGCCTGGCTTGACTACTTGCAGTTCCGCAGCCGCAGCCTTGATAGGCGCGGTCACCGCTTGAACTGCTGGTTTAACAACCGCACCAACTTCTTTGGCTACTTGTGGCACAGCGACCCCACCAAGCACCACCATGTTTTTAATGTCCTGTGGAGGTATGCCAGTTTTTTCAGAAATCTGTTCTGGT